ATGCCAAATTGGTTACTTGTGCCAATTATAACAGCAAACAATAAACAACAAGTTGAGTTTTCAAATGGTTCTCAAATAAAAGCAGTTCCAACATCTGAAGATGCAGGACGTTCAGAAGCATTATCACTTCTCATAGTTGATGAGGCAGCTTTTGTTAGAAATTTTGATGAATTGTGGATGGGTTTATACCCTACACTATCAACAGGTGGTAGAGCAATATTATTATCAACACCTAACGGCGTTGGTGGACAATATCATGAAATATATACTAAAGCTGAAAGAAAAGAAAACGAATTTAATCCTATAAAATTGATGTGGGATGTTCATCCTGAAAGAGAAGATGAGTGGTTTAATAAAGAAACAAAGAATATGTCTAAAAAGCAAATATCACAAGAGCTTTTATGTGACTTTGCTTCTTCTGGTGACACATTCATATCAGGCGAAGTTTTAGATAAATTAAGGATATTAACTAAGTTTCCTATAGAAAAAACTGGACCTAATAATAATGTGTGGTATTGGGAGTATCCTTTAGAAGGGGTAACTTACACACTTTCAGCTGATATTGCAAGAGGTGACAGTGGAGACTATTCAACTTTTCATGTAATTAATACTAAAGAAATGTCAGTTTCTGCTGAGTTTAAAGGTAAAATACCTCCTGACCAATTTGCATCATTACTATATGACATAGCAAGAAGATTTAATCAAGCAATGATATGTCCAGAAAACAATGCTTACGGTTACACAACACTTTTAAGACTAGGTGATCTTGGTTATAAAAATATTTACTTTTCTTCAGAAAAAGAAAAATACAAATATCTTTATGGTGAAGGAAACAACTTAGGAAAAGCTGGGTTTAATACAAACAAAGAGAGTAGAGATAAAATTCTTGCTAACTTCGAAGAAGCGCTAAGAAATGGAAGAATTAAGACATATTCACAGAGATTGATAAGTGAGCTTAAAACTTTTATATGGAATGGTAAAAAAATTACTGCTATGAGAGGATACAACGATGATATTGTAATGTCATTAGCAATAGGATGCTGGTTATCTGAAAGCAACTCTAATACTTATAATGTTGGTCAAATGAAACAAGCTGATGCTATATTAAAAGGCATGAAGTCAAATAATACAAAAATAGATAAAACTGTTGTATCCCCTTTCTATAATAATAACCAGAATTCTGTGAATCCTTTTATTCCAGTTTATATGCCTCAAACTACTTTTAGCGAAAATAAAGGTAGTAAAGAAATAACAAAAAAAAAATCCACTAGGTGATCTTAGGTGGTTAATAGGAAAATAATTTATGGCAACTGATAATAGTAACTTATTTAAAAAGCTTACTGGCCTGTTTCGATCAGGCCCAGTTATTAAAAGAAAAGTTAAAGCTCTTAGTCAAACATCTAGTTCAAAGTCTTCTTTAGAAGTATTTAGAAAAGCTCATAGTGACGTTTACAATAGTACGCTAAGAGCTTATGGTTCATATGATAGAATGGCAAGATACTCAGACTTCTCAGAAATGGAAGCAACACCTGAGATAAGCTCAGCACTAGATATCTATTCAGAAGAATGTGTTTCTCCTGATGTTGAAGGTCAAGCTCTTCATATATACTCTGAAAATAGAATGATTAAAAAAATTCTTAATGAACTTTTTTTATGATACATTAAATATAGACTTTAATCTTGTAATGTGGGTCAGAAATCTCTGTAAATACGGAGACTTTTTCTTGTTCAATGATATACATCCAGAATATGGAGTAATCAATGCATTTCCAATACCGATATCAGAAATAGAGAGAGAAGAAGGATTTGACCCAACAGATCCAGGCGCTGTTAGATTTAGATGGGTAACACAAGGAAACAGAGTTTTAGAAAACTGGCAAGTTTCTCACTTTAGGCTGCTAGGAAGTGATGCATTCTTGCCATATGGGTCTTCTGTGTTGGAAGGCGCAAGGCGTGTATGGCGACAGTTGATTCTTATTGAAGATGCTATGTTGGTTTATAGAGTTATAAGATCACCCGAGCGTCGTGTATTCTATATTGATGTAGGCAATATTCCGCCAGAGAACATTGCTGATTATCTAGAAGAGGCTCAGAGTTCTTTAAAAAGAAATGCAGTTGTTGATAAGTCAACAGGTCAGGTAGACTTAAGATATAACCCGCTTTCAGTTGATGAAGACTATTTTCTTCCTGTAAGAGGTGGAGATACTGGTACTAGAATAGATACACTAGCAGGTGGATCAAATACTACTGCAATAGAAGACGTAGAATATATACAAAAGAAACTATTTGCTGCGCTAAAAGTGCCTAAAGCTTATCTTGGTTATGATGAAGACATTGGTGCAAAAGCAACACTTGCGCAAGAAGACATAAGATTCAGCAGAACTATACAAAGAATTCAAAAGACAATAGTCTCTGAGCTTAGAAAGTTAGCAATGATTCATCTATACAC